CCGCACGCGCGCCACGGCCGCGTCGGTTTCGCGCGTCCGGCCGGAGACCTCGACCGAGTCGGCGAGATGCTTCCGCGCCTTCTTGATCCCGCCCCGGACCGTGTAGGACTCGAGCGGGGAGCGGACCTGCTGATACGCCGCGCGGACGCTCGATGCCGTGCTCTCGGCCACGCCCAGGACGACACGCTCGGCCTCGGCCTGAAGCTGATCGGGAAGGTCGAGGAGCGCCTTCCGGAGTTCGTCGAGCCCGTCGATGACGACCGCCATCACACGAACTCCTCACAAGACAGGACCATCCACTCGCCGACTTCGTCGACCTTCTGGATCCCGCGGACGAAGAGGTTCCGCGACCCGAAGACGAGCCGCGTCCGCGTCGTCACTGAGGCATGAAACCGGATGGTCACGATGTGCGTGATCGGCGCTTCGACCGTGTTCCCCGCGATCCGCTCGATCGCGCTCGGCGTCGCCGGGTCGATCTGCGCCCAGACCGGCGACGGAGACGCGGCCGTGTACGTCTCGGTGTATCCGCCGTCGCCGTCGGTCGTCCGCGTCGGGTTCTGGACTGCGACCTGATGGCGCATCCGTCCGATCTGTGGCATGGCCTACACGGCCTCCGGGAGCCGATACGGCCCGAGCAGTTTCTCGATCGTGGTCTGCGTCTTCGCCGCAATCGTGCCCGTGATGGTCTCCTGTCGCTGTGCGTAGAGGTCGCCGAGCATGAGAAGCATCGCGCTCTTAATCCCCTTCGGGACCGCGCCCGCATTGCCGTAGCCGCAGACCGCGCGCACCGTGATCGGGAACTCGGCCTCGAGGGACGTCGCCGGAAAATCCGTGTCCGCGGTCGTCTCGATCCATCCGCGGCCCGCGTTCGGTCCGCTCAGTGTGCGGACGGCGTAGTTGCCCGTGGTCCACGTCTGCGAGACGGCGTTCTCGTCGAGGTAGGTCACCGACGTGACCGACTGGAGCGGCGCGCGCGGGATGAAGAGCGGTTTCCCGAACTGCGGGAAGTCGCGGAACCGGAAGTCCCATGTCTCCGTGACGAGCGTCCGCCGAAGGTAGGTCTCGACCCACACGCGCGTGCTCGCGATCATCGCCTCGATGAGGTCGTTTTCCGTCGTGTGGTCCACGCGGAGGAAGAGCTTCGCCTCGGCGAGATCGATCCCGTCGCCATCCGTGCGAGACACCAGCGAGGAGACCGGTTGCCGGTTCCACGTCATACGCGGACCCCTTTCGCGCGCCGACCGGCGCGGGTCTGCGACGGCGGGACCATCGCCTTCACCTCGACCGGCGCGTCCTCGCACACGTCCACGAGACGCGCCGCGCCCTGATACACGAGCGCCGCGGCGAGCCCGTCGGGGACGTCGTGAATCCCGACGCCGAGCGCGCCCAGATCGGGAAGGTTGAGGTTCGTTCGCAGTTCGATCCGCATGATGTCAGCGAGGACGCATCCCCGCGCGAGCCGTCCCCCGAAGAGGCGCGGCCCGCGCGGGTCGTAGCAGGGTTTAGGCGAATGCCTGGTCGCCGACAGGCGCGACGTGCGGGAGCCCCTGCACCGCCACGGCCGAGAACGCGGCCGACGCCGTCAGTGTCTCCGTCGCGACGAGACGGACGTAGCGCTTGCCGCCCGCGTAGCCCATCATGCCGATCATGTCGGACTGCGTGGTCGAGTCGTTCACAACGAGGTTGCTCCCGAGGAGTCCCGTCGCGGCCGTCACGGTTGCGGCGTCGCTCAGGCCGGAGTCGTCGCCGTGCTGAAGCGTGAACGTGAAGAAGTTCGTCGCGTCGGCCGTGGTCACGGTCGCAAGCTGAATCACGAACGTGAGCGAGTCGAAGCCTCGCGTGTCGATGATCTCGCCGTTGGCGCTTGCGGTCCGCGAGGCGTAGGCGAACGCCTTCGACACCTTCGCGTTGTTCAGATTGTCTCTCATGATGCTGTGTCCTCTCTTGGTCTGGTTGCGACTAGCTGGTCGCGAACTTCAGGAACTTGATGCTGTCGAAGTCCACCACGCCGCCGCCGACGCGCCGGGTAATGTGGAACGTCACGTACGGGTTGTTGCTGTAGGGATCGCGGAGCACCGACAGGCCGGTCCGGTCGATGACCATGTAGCCCTGGAAGTTGCCGAAGGCGATCGAGAGCGAGCTCGCGGCGACCGCTGGCATGTCCTCGGCCTCGACCACAGGGTAGCCGAGCAGGACCGACGGGTTCCCCGCCTGGGTCGACGGTTCCCAGATGTAGTCGCCGCCGCTCGTCTTCAGGACGCGCGTCGCGGCGAGCGTGGCCTTCGACATCATGAAGACCGCGCCGGGACGGTACGGAGCCTTGAGTTTGCCAGTCAGATCGATGAGCTTGTCGACCCCGTTCGCGTTCGAGCCGAATCCGCCCGACGTGCCGGTCGCGACGTGCTCGAGCACGCCCCACGAGCGCGAGGCGTCGGCCGTTGCGGCCGTCGTGTAGGTCGTGATCCCGCGTGGCTGATTCGAGCCGCTGCCCGCGATGAACGCCGTCTGCTCGTCGAGCGCGAAGTCGCGCGCGGCCTGTTCCTGAAGCCACGCCTCGACGTCGTACGCGGCGTCGTCGAGCAGCGACGGCGAGATCTGCGGGGAGCTCCGCATCGTGTTCGCCTCGATGCGGTACTTCTTCAGGGTCGGCGTGGTCGGATTGCTCGAGGTAGTGACCTCGTCCACCCACGAGGTCGAGAGGCGACCGTAGGAAACGACGCCCTCGATGGCGCTCCCGCTGATCGTCTGCACGCGCGCAACCTGGCGCATCGGGGAGCCGTCGAACACCCGCTGGATCAGCGGACCGACGACGGCCTGAGGCACGAGGTAACCGCCGTTCGCGTCGTCACGGACGACCATCCCCTTCAGCCCCTCGAGGACGCTCACGTCGCCGCGACGCATGAAGCGCCCGAAGGCGTGCTTGTGCTCGTCGGCCGAGGCGTTCTGCGGAGCGGCCGCGCCGCGCGCGAGCTTCGACTCGATGCTCTTCTGCTGCTCGGCGATGGCGTCGAGGTCGGCGTTGATCTTCGACAGTTTGGCGTCGAAGTCGCCGGTCCCGGCCTTCGCCTCGATGGCGCTCAGGCGCTCGTCGTTCGTCTGCTTGAACTGCTCCCACGCCCGCGCGTGAGTCTCGATCAGATTCTTGATGTCCATGATCTGTCCCTTCGTTGGTCGGTCGGCTAGGCGGAGAGTCGCCGCGCCATCTGTGCGATCCAGTCTTCGTCGATGTCGTCCGTCGTCGCCTCGTCCCGAAGCGCCTTGAACCCACGCGCCGCGATGGCCTTCGCCTGAGAGACCGAGAACGATCCTTCATCCCGAAGGAACCGCTCGAACTCTCGGATGGTCATCTCCGGCCCGGTAAACTTTACGTGCGAGACGCGCGCCTCGGTATTCGCCGGGAACGTGACCGGCGAGACTTCCCAGAGGTTGATCGCGACGAGGTCGCGGATGTTCTCGTCGCGGTTGATCGTCTCCTTCATCACGGAGAACCCGATCGACAGGCCCGAGAGCGCGCCGAGTTTGAGCAGCGAGTACGCCTCGCGCCCGAGTTGCGTATCGGCGAGTTCGCCCTCGACGTAGAGTCCGCGCTCGTCTTCACGCATCGACCGCCACACGCCGATCGGTTGCGTCGGGTTGTGCTGCCAGAGCATCGCGGGCATCCGGCCGCGCGTCTTCGCCTCGGCCAGCGTGTCGGCGAACGCGCCCGGAAGGATGCGCTCGTTGTAGGCGTCGACGTTCCCGAAGACCGCGCCGTAGCCAGAGAACCGGCCGACCGGCCCGTCGTCGATAGCCTTGTATTCACAGACAAACCCGGCGCGTCGCACACTCCGCGCGCCGTCGAGTTCTTCGTCGATCCGCATAAGCTCCTCGCGTTTGCGCGTGCTCCACGTCTGCCCCGGATCGCCGCCCCAGAGCGCCCAGGCGATGCGCCCTGCGCTCGGGTAGCCGTCCTCCTCCGGAGACCATCCCTCGCCCGCCTTGTCGACTTCGTGCCGTGCAAAGTAGGCGGACATCTTCACGACCAGATCGCGCGAGAGTTCCTCGCCAGAGAGGATGCGACGCGCCGTCTCGACGCCGACCTCCGTGCCGCCGCGGTTGTATTCCTCGCGCCACGCGCGCCCGCGCTCGGCCTCGATCCGCATCCCCTCGACCGGTTCGAGGTCGATCTCGACGCCGCGGTAGGTCGCCATTACTCCGACCCTCCGACCGGTTGCATGTTCAGCGGTTCGAGGTAGCGGTTGCCGCCGTCGATCGGGTTCATGTTCTCCATCGCGCGGATGTCGTTCACCGACAGGAACCCGGCCTGTCGGCCGATCTGATACGCCGTATACCGCGACTGGATGTCGCCGCGGATCAGCCCGTCGAGGAGGAACTCGCAAAATAGGTCGCCCTGCTGAGACGCCGGAATGAGCTTCTTCGCGAGCGCCTGTTCGATGCGAACACACCACGGCCGGATGCAATGGGTCGTGAAGTCGATCGCTTGCTGCTCGATGTTCGAGTAACTCGACGCCGACAGGTCGCCGATCATGTGAGGCGGGACGCGGAAGATCGCCGCGATCTCCTGCCGCTGAAGTCGGCGCGTGTCGATGAACTGGAGATCCTCCGCCGACATCTGGAGTTTCTCGACGCTCATCCCCTCTTCGAGGACGGCCGTCTTTCCCGCGTTCCGCGGCCCGGAGAACATGGCCTCCCAGGACTCGCGGAGTCTGGCCGCGGCCTCGGCGTCGAGCGTCTCTGGATGCCGCAGAACGACCGATGGCGTCGCGTCATTCTCAAGCACGCGCCGCCCGTATTCCTGCGCCGACTTCGCCGCGGAGAAGGTATCGATCGCGTCCTGGAGCACGGACCGCCCGACGACGCCATCGGTCGACAGGCCCCGGACGTGAAGCATGTCCGACGGGACGATGTCCTCGCGCGCGTCGTAGCGGTAGCCGACGATCGCGCCGTTCGCGCTCTTCACCACGACTTTATCCGGCGCAAGCGGGATCAGTTCAACGATGCGTCGACCGCTTCGGACGATCTTCGAGTAGGCGTTGCCGCGTAGGAGGAGATGCGTGAGCATCTGCTCGCGCCATTCCATCGAGGTCTGTTCCGCGTTCGGGTTCAGGTGGAGCAGGGTATAGAGCGGGTTGTCGACCGCTCGCACCTTGCCGCCGTCTGGGAGGCGCGCATACGTCAGCAGCGGGATCGACGCGACCGTCTCGGCGATGACGCGGACACACGAGTAGACCGCGGACACGCGGAGCGCGCCGTCCTCCGTCGAGGCGTGCGCGCCATAGGTCGCCCCGAGGAGCGCCGGGAGCGAATTCCCCTTCGCCCTGGTAGGCACGAGACCGAGCGCGGACGAGACGCGCGAGAGGATCGACATAGGTCGGCGACCCGGCCTCCGAGGAGGTCGGACCGCAGAGCGCGCCGAGCGGATGGGATCGGCCTGATCTCGGCCGGGAGAGACGCTCGTCTCTGCGGCCCGACGTCAGCGGGGACGCGGGTCGCCCTGAGTGTGTGTGGA